TGAAACAGCCGTAGAAATGTGGTGCGACACCAATGGTGGGCATGAGCACCTTGAAAGAATGGTTGAGACCTTTCGTCGGTATATGGCGAGACACCCAGAACCTCCAGGGAATGTAATCAAAGTTGAGTATCCAGTAACTGCCGTCTTGGGGAACAAGGATAATGAGTGGGGTCTGTGGGTTGTTGCTTTAGATGATACTAATTTTGATCGTCGCGCTTCGAAAGTCAAAGCTTGGGACGGCGGAATTATTGAACCGACACCGTTGAATTGTCCTGGCCATCCTGATTCTGGCGCGGCGTTAGTGCTTACTCGTCGCTTAGACATGGTCACGAAGGAACATGGTGGACGTACGTTTATATGGGACCACAAGCATCAGGCTCGCGTTCAGGCTAACAAAAGTGTTGACGGCTACGCTATTGACGGTGGCTTCGCTGCTTTTCGGATCATGGGTAAGCAGATGTATGGGTCCGACTTTGGCGGACTTGGACTGAATCTTATCCAGACTCAAGAGCCTTGGCGTGTTGCTCGCCCCATGGTACCTGCAACACCGCATCGCGATTTACACTTTGCGCAGATGCTTTGGCGGGAAGAGCACAGGCTGGCAAGACTTGAGGTAGAATCACCGACATTTTGGGATTGGCCCAAAGTACAACACGAAACTTCGTGCATCGGACGGTACGGAGCGTGTCCAGGTATTAAGTTCTGTTTCTACGGCGAAGCAGCAAAAACAATATAGGAGAGACAATGACAGACGAATCACTACCAAATGTGATGGTTACGGTTTACGGAAAACCCAAACAAAAGAAAACCAGTGATGCGCTTGCCGCATTTCCTCGCGCTCTTTTCTTGGGCGTGCCATCAGCCATTACACTTGTGGCACAAAATGAATTGGGCTTCACGCCCTCGGTACACAAAGACTCGCCCAAGAATCTGACAGAACTGGTGAGCATGCTCAAAAGCTTCTCTGAACTCCAAGACAAAGGTGACTATGATGCTGTCGTTGTAGACGACACGAGCCACTTGTGTCAGCGTTCTATGCTTGAATGGCAGGAAAGCGCGCCATCTGGACGCAGTGGCAAGAAAGACAGATTCTACCCGTACCAGCAGTTGAACCAGCATCTATTGGAGATCGCGCATACGTCACGGTATTTGGGCGTACACTTGCTAATGAACTTTCATGAAAGGATGCCAGGGACAAACGCCGATGGTCGATTCTGCCCTGGCGGTCCCGATGTTCCTTCTCGCAATCAGGTTGAAACACTACCTTCCTGGTGCGACATTAGCGTGCGCTCGATGATTGACCCCACGTATCCAGACCCATGGTTCCCAAGTGTTTACTACTGTGATCCGACAAATCCAGAGTGGGTAACGGGTGACAGAACTGGAGTGTGCTCGGCAAAGACACCGGGAAACTTACGTGAGATTTTACGTGCTGGTGAGAGCAACTACAGTCTCAGTAGACTTGCCGGTCTGGAATGGCAGGATGAAGTTGCTCAGTCTGTTGCTGATGCAATCGTAGCTGGAACAAAGGTGCAGGACGCGATTCAATCTGCTATCGGCGGACGAAAAGATAACAAGTTACACCTTCGTTGGGCTTGCCAGGATGGTATTGCTCGGGGTATACTTGCTACCCAAAAGAAACAATCACTATTCGACTTCTCGGAAGAGCCGCAAAACTCTGCGTCGTCTCCGAGTTTACCACCACCACCACCATTAAATTAACAACAACAATAAGGAGCCAACATGGCTATCAAAGTATCAGGTAATGCATTTCAAGGAATCAGCGCTCTCGGGTCTTCTGTACCTGAAGCAGGGTTTTATGAGGTCAGCATCGTAAACCTTGAGCGTGCGCCTACCGACAAGGCTACAACCCGTCGTGTTCACGTTCAATTTGAGAACGGGTTCAAGATGTTTTCTTTTCTGAGTGTCCCATTCGATGACACGGGCGCAATGCTTACGGACCTCACAGACAAACAGCTTCGTGGTCGCATGGCTGTTCTACGATCTATCTTGGAGTCGCTCGGTTACTCAGCTTCTGAGATCGAAGGCGCGGCTGAAATTAACACCAACTGGTTTTTGACGACCCAAAACGGTGGTCGCAAGGCTCATATCGAGTTTATTCCTGGTCAAAAGGGAGTCCAGGGTTCGTACAACGAGATTGGTAAGTGGCTTACCAAGGCACAGTTTGATGCGCTTAAGAAGTCAGCTAATCCTGCACCCTCGACTGCAACAAAGCCTGCCGTGTCCAACGGGGCTCCTGTTCCATCTGCTGGAGTAGCTTTACCGCCACCCGCTACCACGGCACAAGGTATCGTTAGCTAAGTCGAATAGACCGAGGGGTGTTCCTGTACCTCTAAGGGCCGAGCAGGGAGGCATGTCGGTGGTCGAGTAGATGCCTCTACTTTTATCTGGAGAGAAAATGTTTCACGAGTTCAAAACAAAAGATGGTGTCATTGGCATCAACTCAACCCACATCGTTCACGTCCGTGCCGTGTACCCGCCTGTCAGAGAGGGGGAAGATTTTACGCTGATTACTTTGTCAACGCCGCTTGAAGAAATTGGGCATGGATTTCCCAAGACCGTTGAGGTTCACGAAAGTTACGACACGGTTATGGACAAGCTTGTCATTGTGTGATGCCCGCAAGTACAAACCCAAAACAATGCGGTGCCCGTTGCGATGAGTGTCCACTCGGACCCAACGGAGCACTACAGAAAGATGAATGGCGTCCCGTCACGGGGGAGTTTCATCCAGGCGCAAAGATACTTGCTCTTGGTGAGGCGCCCCGTGCCGAGGACGTTCGTTCTGGTAGACCCCTCATGGGGAACGCTGCATCCGAATGGTCAAGGTTCTTGGCGGCAGCGGGATTGAACCGCTCACATGTCGACCTGGAAAACGTGATCGCATGTAAGCCACCAGGCAAAGAGGGTGGCGCCTGGAATCGGATGGAGAAGTCTCTGGACCGATTGAACAAAAGACGGATCGCACAGAACAAAGATCCTTTACCGCATCCAGCAGATTGCTGTAGGCCAAGGCTCGACAACGTGCTTAGCAAGTACGATAAGTTTATCGCTTTAGGTAAGACTGCAACTCGAGTCTTGTCAGGTCAATCGGGAAGCATTCACGGGCTGCGCGGTGGCCCAATGTACATTGATGACGAATGGTTGTGGAGTCTCACACCCACACGGAAGAAAATGCTGGCTACGTTTTCGCCTCACTACGTAACGAGAGCGCCAAACTGGAGGCCAGTTATCGAGGCGGACATTTCAAAAGCGATGCGTTGGTTTAACGACACGCTACGCTGGACTGAGCCTGACTCCCTTATGAATCCCACACCGGAGCAACTCCGAGAGTTCTTGGCACAGCCTGCACCCTTTTGGGTGTACGATGTTGAGACTGATGGCATTGAGCCGCTGGAGTGCAAACTTCGTACGATCGCGATTGCTATTCCCGATCTCGACGCTAACGGCAAAGCTGCGCGCACACGCCCACACCAGAACTGCCGCGCTGTAGGTGTTGGACTTTTGTCTACTGACGGTATCACTCGTATCTACCCTCAAGAGCAAGAACGTCGCATTCGCGAGATTTTATGTGAAGCGTTTACTGATGGTCGCGTTTGGGTTGGTCACAATGCTGGCTACTACGATCGAATGGTCGTCGAAACGCAGCTTGGCGTAACTCCGATGCCGTTGGTCGATACATTGTTTCACGCTCGATTTAGATCGCCTGACTTGCCTAAAGGATTGAAAACAATTGGTTCCGTGCTCACGGACGTGGAGCGTTGGGAAACGACTGAGAAAGGCACAAAGATTTCAACGGGTAGTCAAGATGACACAGAACTACTGAAGTACAACATCATTGACACGGTTGTGAACGCAAGAATCACTGTGCCGCTGATTGATGCGGCAACGGAAATGGGAGCGTTTCGCCAGATCAATGATGGTCTAAAGCCAAAGTTATGGCCTGGTAATCGATTGTGGAACTTAAACGAAGTCGATCATGCAACGCAGGAAATGTGCGTTGGTATGCACAAGTCAGGTATTTGGATTGACCAGGAACTTCGCGGTTCACTTGAATGCGAGTATGAGATATCCGTTAAGAAACGATATAAGAATCTTCAGAAGTACGTTGATTCTGACTTCAATCCTGGCAGCGTTGATCAGATTCGCAAGCTTCTCTACGAGACTTGGAATCTTGGCATCCCGGCTTCGATGAGTGCGAATGAGTTTTATACTGAGACAGGTGCTCCAGGTACAGGTGACGCAGTAATACGCGGGCACTTAGCATCGGGTCAAATGAGTGAGAGCCAAGAAACATTTCTGAAGGAACTCCGACTATATCGTAGAGAGAAGAATAAAATCTTGGGTACAGTTTTGGTTCCGCTTCGACTCAGATCCCAAGACCCTGACAAGGGGTTGGTGCATGAGGACGGGCGCGTACGCTCGACCTGGAATGCTCACGTAACGAGTGTCGGTAGATTATCCAGTAGCGGTCCTAACTTGCAGAACATCGGAAACCGAAAGGGTCAAGGTCGGTTGAAGTCTATTTTTACCGCGCCGCCTGGACGTATACTTGTGGGTGCGGATTTAGATCAAGCACACTTACGAATTACTGCATGCTATTGGCAGATACCTCGGTTGCTCGAATGTTTTGATACGGGAAAAGATCCGCACAATCTCTTAGCCTACGACATTTTTGGGAGTGATTTTAAACATGCCAGCGGGTGGGGACCAGACGGTTTTAGTTTAGATCGTAAGCCTACAGGTGGTGAAGCGAAAGCTATGCGCGATGTCATGAAGACATTTCGGTACGCATCTATCTATTGGGCAGACCCCATGACTGTTTGGCAAGTGTTGACAAGTACAGAGACAGATGATGGCAGAATGCCGTATCTAAAGTTTGAACCAAGAGAAGTCAGGCACTTCCACAATAAGTGGCTAAAGGCTGAGCCTGAGTGGATGGATGCTTGGAATCAGATGCTCGGACAATACAACCAACAAGGTTTTATGGAAGAGCCTGTGTTTGGTCGCCGCTCGGGGCCGCTTTCAGACGGCAAAAAGAATGAGGTCGTAAACTTTCCGATACTCGCAGCAGAGTCTTCAATCATGCGGTTAGCGGAACAAGCTGTCATCGGTGAGTTTCCTTTTGACTTTGCTGGTAAAGGCACCGGAATGATTCACCAATGTCATGACTCCATAGCCGTCGAAATACCTTTGCCGGAAAATCTACCGCCAGATTGGAAACCCGTGAAGGGAGAGCCAATTCCTAAGGCTTTGGAGGATGCACGGCGTATGGTAGAGGACTGCATGACCGTGACTATTCCTGGGTGGAGTGTTACGATGACTGCAGAGGCTGAAATCGGACGCAGCCTCAAAGACATATAGGAGAGGATATGGAAACTGCGAAGTGGTTTCTGGCTCATTCTAAACAGGATGGGCCGGAAGAGGTTGAGCAATGGTGCGCCAAGA